TTAACCAAGACATACGATGCTGAAATAAGAGCGGTCAAGTCGAATCCGAACACACCTGCATCCATCGATATCTACTATAAAGAAGTTTACGCATATGTTCAGAAAAGTGGTGATCAATACTTCCTGGACATATGGCTGAAACATAAGCCTGTGTTCCACAACGAGACTATATTATCAAAGCATCCTTGGTCTAAAGTATTGGCAGAGTTAGATAAATGGATTCCGATTAAACCACAGATAACTTTGTTCTGATGTATCATTTAATTGAAAGGGAGACAGTATGTTTAATCTATTCAAGAAGAAAGAAGAGAAACCAAGAGTAAGGACGATCACCGACATCAACTATCTTGTAGAGATCGAGAACGAAGACAAGATCTTCAAACTGGTTAAGGATGACTTGAATGAGAACGATGAATACAGCGAGTCCGCAAAGTATCTGAAAGAAAACTATGATCATGAAAAGGTTTATAAGTATGAGCCATACGAACTACCGTTCAAGATCGAGAACAAATATGTCTTTGTCCAGGTCGAGGATAAATGGTACAAGGTAGGCAGATTGAAGAAGACCGCAGACCTTGATGGAAGATTGACATTGTATCTCTATCCAAACGAATACAAGTATGTCACCGAAGATTCGGTAGAGAAAGAAAAGGGAAGTCACTATTTCGGCATCGAGGTAGAAAAGACCATAACTCTGTAAGAGGTAACGCATTACCTAAATAAACAAGTTAAAATGATAATGTAGAAAATTGCGAGGAATACCCAACCTCGCTTTTTTTATAACTATTCAGAACAGATAAGCGGTGCGGTCGTTGTCTTTCCCTTTCAGCCGCACCTGGGCTTGTCTGTAAACATTATGACAATTAAAGAATTCTACAGTACTAGGCAATGGAAACGATGCAGGGAAGCATACAAGAAGTCAGTAGGATATCTCTGTGAGGAATGCATAAAGAACGGAAAGATAGTTCCGGCAGATGATGTGCATCACATAAAGAAGCTGACACCGCAGAATGTGAACGATCCAAGTGTAGCATTATCGTTCAGCAATCTTATGGCATTGTGTAATAGATGCCACGATAAGATGCACGGCAGAGCAAGACGGTTCACAGTCGATGAGTATGGTCGAGTGACACCTCTTGAGTGATCCCCCATATGAATTTTTGGGAAGGGGTCGCTGACCACCGATTGCCACACTTTAAAAACAGATATTGCGACTTTAGGAGAAAAAAACCGACTTAAAACAACATGGCAAAAGTTAAAAAGACATCCGCTGATAACTACATTTTTAGTTACTATCAGCAGATACAAAACGGCAAAATCATAGTCGGTGAGTACATCAAACAGATCTATTCGTACATTATCCAAGGACTTGAATCGAAGTCCTTTTTATTTGACAAGGTAAAAGCAGACAATGCGATCAACTGGATCGAAAATCATTGCTATCACCTTGAAGGAAAGAAAGCCACAACTCCGTTAACGCTTGAATTGTGGCAAAAGGCATTTATATCCGTCATGTTCGGAATCGTGGACGATAACGGACTACGGCACTTTAGAGAGTTCTTCGTGGTCGAAGGGCGGAAACAGGGCAAGACGATCCTTGCTGCTGCCATCGCTCGATTCGTATGGGAGACGGAAGGATTCGGCACAAGAATCTACAATGTCGCTCCAAAACTCGACCAAGCAGACCTTATCTATGATTCCATTTGGACGATGACAACATTAGATCCAGAGTGGGTCGAGAAAAAGAAACAGAGCGAAATAAGGGATGCCCACAAGCGTAAAGTGAACGAAGATGACCCAACAATGGCGAGACATCGTATGAGCGATCTTGTCATCCCAGGCACAAACTCGACCGTTAAAAAGATAGCGTTTAGTGCCAAGAAATCCGATGGCTTCAATCCTTCGTTAGTTGTCTGCGATGAGGTAGGAGCATGGCAAGGCGATGCCGGTCTTAAACAGTACGAAGTCATGAAGAGTGGCATGGGAGCAAGGGAAGAACCTATCCTGTTGTCCATAACCACAGCGAACTACATTTCGGACGGAATATACGATGAGTTGTATATGCGTTCAACAAGATTCCTCAAAGGGGAATCCAATGAAAAGCGTTTATTCCCTTTGATATATCAGATTGACGATATTTCAAAGTGGAACGATATAAACGAACTACAGAAATCGATGCCGAACCTGGGTGTATCGGTTTCTATAGACTATATGCTCGATGAGATCGCCATAGCGGAAGGGTCTCTATCTAAACAGGCTGAATTCAAAACGAAATACTGTTGTATCAAACAGAATTCGTCCGTGGCTTGGTTAGATACCGAGACCATCGAGAAAACCGTTGGCAAGCCTTTGGATCTGAACGATTTCAAAGGGTGCTATGGGGTTATGGGCATTGACTTATCAAGGACAACCGACTTGACGGCTTGCACTTTGTTAGTCGAGAAAGATGGAATCATCAACACGTTTGCAAAATTCTATTTACCGGCAAACAAGATAGAGGAAGCTACCGCAAGGGATAACGTGCCGTATCAAGCGTACATCCAACGAGGATTCCTATATCCTAGTGGAGATAACTTTATCGATTACCAGGACTGTTTCAATTGGGCGAGAGAGTTAATTGAGAAATATAAGATCTATGTGCTGATGGTTGGTTATGACCGTTATAGTTCTCAATACCTCATCAACGATATGAAACAGTATGGATTCCACACCGATGATGTTTTTCAAGGGGAAAATCTAACAGGAGTCATTCGTGAAACCGAAGGGATGATGAAAGACGGAAAAATCAATATCGGTGATAACGATTTACTGAAGATGCATTTCTTAAATTCTGCGTTAAAGATGAATGCGGAAACCGAGAGATGCAGATTGATAAAAGTCGAACAGCGAGCGCACATAGACGGCATGGCTGCCTTTTTGTGTGCGATGACAGTTCGACAGAAATGGTGGAACGAAATGGGCAGACAGCTTACTAACGAAAGGAGATCGTGATGGGTCTTTTTGATTGGCTTTTCCCTAAAGAAGAGCCTGTAAAACTTAAAAATACAGAACAGTTCAAATTATTGACGGCATATGAGCCTATCTTTCACGATCACATCGGAAGCGTATATGAATCAGCTTTAGTTCGGTCAGCGATCGAAGCAAAGGCTAGACATATCTCAAAGTTAAAAGTCGAATTGCAAGGCGAAGCACAACCTAACTTAAAAGCGAAAATGAAACACAAGCCAAATGATTGGATGACTTATCCTCAGTTTTTGGCAAGATGTTCGACTATCTTGGATTGCACGAACAATTTGTTCATCGTGCCTGTCCAGGATGAGTATTTGCAGACGATTGGGTTTTTCCCTGTTCTGCCGGAGCGTGTTTCGTTAGTTGAGGACAAAAAAGGAAAACTGTGGCTTAAATACAGATTCCTAAATAATCAGACAGGAATCGTTGAGTTCGATCGGTGTGCTTACTTAAATAAGCATCAGTTCAAGTCTGACTTTTTCGGTGAATCCAATCATGCGTTAAGGTCAACGATGGACTTGATCGCCATCAATGAGCAAGGCATCGAGGAAGCTGTAAAGAATAGTGCGAACTACCGCTTCATAGCTCGTGTCTCGAACTTCACTTCACCTGAGGATCTCGCTGAAGAACGGCAAAGGTTCAGTAGGGAGAATTTGAGATCCGAGAGTGGCAATGGCGGTCTGTTGCTGTTCCCTAATACCTATACGGATATTAAACAGTTAGAGAATTCACCATATACACCTGATGAGAAGCAGATGCAATTGATTAAGGACAATGTCTTTGATTACTTTGGCATCAACGAAGATGTTATCCAAGGCAAAGCCGATTCCGATCAATTGGATGCGTTCTTTAACTCAGCGATCGAGCCATTCGCCATCGCATTAAGTGAAGCCTTGTCTAAAGCCATTTACAGCGAGCGTGAGCGTTCTTTCGGCAATCATGTGTATGTCAATGCGAACAGGCTTCAATACATGTCACAGACAGCAAAAGTGACTGTGGCAAGGGATTTGGGAGACAGGGGAATCCTCACAATTAACGAAATAAGAGAGTTATTCAACTACGCTCCGCTGCCGAACGGAGATGTCGCATATATTAGGGGCGAGTATAAGCCTATCGAAGAAGAACCAACGGAAGGAGATTCCAATGACGGAAGCGATGCAGAAGAAAATTGAACAGGGTCGAGAATATCGAAAGATGATTCTCGAAGTAAAGGAAGCTGAAGACAACAACGATTACGAAGTAAAAGGCTACGCTACCACCTTTGACGAACCATATACCTTATATGGCATCGGTGATGGAAAGGTAGTCAAAGAACAGGTATCGAAAGATGCCTTTTTAAATACTGATCGGTCAGATACGATCATGCAGTATGACCATGAAGGTCGAGTGTTCGCAAGAGTATCGAACGATACTTTGAAATTAACTGTCGATGACCATGGTCTTTTAGTCGAAGCCTATTTGGGCGGTACGGAAATCGGTAGAAACCTTTACGAAGAAATTAAAGGTGGCTATACAAACAAAATGTCATTCGGTTTCACAGTAACCGATGATGACTTTGTCGAAGCTGACTATGGTTATTTAAGGACTATCAAAGCCATCGGCAAACTGTATGATGTGTCAGCGGTTTCGATACCGGCTAACGATTTTACGGAAATTTCAGCGAGATCCCATTGCGACGGAGCGATCGCAGAGATCGAAGCGGAGAGACTTCAAGCTGAAGAAGAAGCTAGAAAGTTAGCGGAACAGAAGGAGAGTCTGTCAGAACGGCTGAAAGCATTGAGAAAGGACTAAACATGGAAATTAAAGAAATGCAGATGTCCGACATTGAAAGAAGATCGGCAGAAATCGAAGAACTGCTGAAGTCCGAAGATGCCGACATCGATGCTCTGACAAAAGAAGTTGAGGAACTTGAGAACCGCAAGGCTCAGATCCTGGCAGAAGTTGAGCAGAGAAAACAGGAGATGGCAGATGCCTTAAAGACTGCCAAAGAAGTTGAAAGTATGGAGGAAAGAAAAATGTCTGATATGGAAATCAGAAACACAAAAGAGTACATCGATGCTTATGCAGAGTATGTCAAATCCGGCAATGATGCAGAATGCAGAGCGTTACTGACCGAAAACGTAGCAAGTGGAACTGTACCAGTTCCAGAAATGGTCTACAACATCGTAAAGACCGCTTGGGAACGTGAAGGAATCATGGCTCTTGTCCGCAAGACCGCCATGAAGGGCAACCTCAAGGTTGGCTTTGAAATCTCTGCCGATGGTGCGGTTGTCCACACCGAAGGTGGAAACGCTATTTCACCAGAAAACCTTGTTTTAGGCACAGTCAACATCGTTCCGCAGAGCATCAAGAAAGTCTTACAAATCTCCGATGAAGTCTACGATTTAAGAGGTGAGGAGTTCTTGGACTATGTCTATGATGAACTGGCTTACAGAATCGCAAAGAAGTGTGCCGATCTCATCATCGCTGCGATCGAGGCTTGTGGTACTGCTTCAACGGCTACATCAGTTGCAGTTCCTGTTCTCACCGCTGCTACCATCGGACAGGCTACCATTGCATCCGCTATGGCTCTGTTAAGCGATGAAGCTGCAAATCCAGTAGTCATGATGAACAAGGCTACATGGGGTGCTTTCAAGGCTGCACAGTATGATGGAAACTTCAATGCCGACATCTTTGAGGATCTGCCTGTTGTGTTCAACAACACAATCAAGGCGTTCTCTGTTGCTACAACAGGTGAAACCTATGCCATCGTTGGTGACCTTGGTCATGGTGCTTTGGCTAACTATCCGAACGGACAGGGCATCGACTTCAAGTTCGATGATCTCTCTCTCAAGAAACAGGATCTCATCGAAGTCATGGGCAGAGAGTATGTCGGTTTGGGCATTGTTGCACCGAACGCATTCGTTAAGATCAAGAAATAAGGTATAGACAAAGAAAGGGAAAATCATGAAAATACTTATCGCAGTTCCTTGCATGGATCAAGTTCCATCGCAGTTTGCACAATCAATCGCAACCTTGAACAAGGTTGGAGATTGTGTTATTGCATTTCAAATGGGAAGTCTTGTGTACGATGCCAGAAATTCTTTGGCATTGAGTGCAATCAAGGCTGAAGCTGATTATGTCATGTGGTTTGATAGTGACATGGTTTTCCCTAGTGATACTTTAGAAAGAT